ATGACGAAGCGCTAGGTTCTTATCAGAATCAAATGCATCAGATGGAAGCTGTTAACCAACAACAAACTCAAGCGACTCAAGCGGCCCAGAAAGCTTACTTGCAGCATGAATTGGCCAATCTCCAAAAGGCGATGCCAGAATTTGCTGACCAAACCAAAGCTCAAGCATTACGAGAGCAATTGGTTACCGTGGGTGAATCTGTTTATGGATACGCTGCCGATGAAATTTCTCAGGTTATGGATCACAGAGCCATTAGGGTATTAAGTGACGCTATGAAATATCAAGAGTTATTAAAAGGCAAGAAGGCTGCTGAAGAAAAAGCTGACCCGGCAAAGCGCAGAAAGCGCCCCGTTAAGTCTGGATCGAAGCAAACCGGAAGCAACAATGCTAAGCGCAAAAAGGCAAAGCAAACTTTATCCCGCACTGGCTCCGTACAGGACGCCATAGCTTTATTAATTGATTAAGGAATTTTAAAATGGCACAGCCTACTAATACTTTTGACACATATGACTCGGTCGGTATCCGTGAAGACCTAAGCGACATCATCTACTCCGTAACTCCTGATGATACCCCGTTTTATACCGCTTGTAAGAAAACCAAAGCAACTAACACTCTGCACGAATGGCAGACTGATTCCTTGCGCAACTCCGCTGTCAATGCCCACGTTGAGGGCGGCGATACTACTGCTGATGTTGTATCTCCAACTGTTCGCCTGGGTAACTACACTCAAATCTTCAAGAACGCTGTTACTATTGCTGACACTGAAGATGGCGTACTAAAAGCAGGCCGTAAGCAGGAAATGGCTTACCAAATGCTGAAAGAAGCTCGCCAACAGAAGCTTGATATTGAAAAAGCTTTGTTTGAAAACCAGGCTCGCGTTTCTGGCTCCGCTACTGTTGCCCGTAAACTTGCCGGTCTTGGCGCTTGGTTGGCAACTAACTCAAGCAAAGGCACTGGTGGTGCTGACCCCGTTCAAAACGCAAGTAACCCAGCAGGATCAACTACTCGTACTGACGGTACTCAGCGCGTATTTGACCAGACTAAGTTTGATGCTGTGATGGAATCAATTTGGACTAACGGTGGCGATCCTGATCGTGTTTATCTGTCTCCTTTCCAAATGAACAAAGCTCTTGGCTTTACTGGTAACAACAACCAGCGATCTACTGTTCAAGCTGGCGATGCTAAAGTTGTTAAGTCTTTGGACGTTTATGTTACTCCTTGGGGTACTGTAGAGTTCATGCCTAGCCGTGAGAACCGTTCGCGTGATGTTTACATCCTTCAGAACGATATGTTCTGTGCTGCTATCCTGCGTCCAACCAAGAGCGTTGCATTGGCCAAGACTGGCGATTCAACTAAGCGTCAGATTCTTACTGAGCTTACTCTTGTATCTAAGAACGAAGCTGCAAGTGGTATCGTAGCTGACTTAACTGTTAGCTAAATTTGTAATAAGTGGTAACATTAAGGGGGGCTTCGGCCCTCCTTTTTTTATGGAGATTACGATGGACGACAAGTTTAAAGAAAAAGTTCACTATCACAGTGATGGCAATAAATTTACCATTCAACGGCAGTATGACGTTAACCCGATTCTAGAGCAGAACAAGATCATTCGAGACTCTGGCGCAGGCGTTACTGGCGAGAACAGGCTGGTAGGACGCATTCCTATGTTTATGGTTACCGAATGGATGAAAGAAGCAGGCGTTGCCCTGGATGACAATGATGCGAGAAAAGACATTATTCGCAAAAAGATGATGTCTGGCGACTTTGATAAATTTCGAGTGTGGGATGGAAAATTCTAATGACCGAAGAAACCTTAAAGTATTTTAAGCTATCGGACTTTGATTGCCAGCAAACTGGTGAAAACGAAATGGATATGGGGTTTTTGCGCAAATTAGACAGCTTGCGAGAAGCTTGCGGGTTTCCTTTTATAGTCACCAGCGGTTATAGGTCGCCAGATCACTCCCTGGAGCGCTCTAAGCCAAATGGTGGAGGAAGTCATACCAAAGGTATAGCTGCTGATATAAGGGCTCTAAACGGCTCTCAGCGCTACGATATACAGCGTCACGCATATGCCCTTGGGTTTACTGGAATTGGCGTACATAAATCGTTTATTCATTTGGACATTAGGGACACTACTCCCGTATCCTGGCTTTATTAACAGGCAAAAAAAGACCCTGCGTTAACAGGGCCAAAGGGGAATAACAATCAACTGGCGCTAGGCAACCGTAGGCCGCCCAAGCCTAACCATGTGAATGAGGCATGGTTATGTGCAAAATTGCACGACTACTATTCTACATCAAACATTGGATTAAGCAACTGTAATTGTTCTTCGTCAATAGGTTTTATCAGTTCAAATATCATATCCTGAATCTCAATCCCTATAGAATTAATTTCTTCTAATGCTTCGCATGGCTTAGCTAACCCGGAAACAATAGATTGGACAATATTGTAGATTCTTTGTTTTGCGTCAATTAATCCGTAATGTTGGGTCAAATCTATTAGCTGCCCAATATCGTATTTTTCGTATTTTGACTCAATAGTTAAATTCATAATAATCGGCTCTCTTCAATTTTCATCTGGCTTTTCATAGACTCAAGCAATTCTCGATAATCTGCTGCGTAAAGCTTTTTTAATTTGCGCTTGTCTCGATGCATGGTTTCAACAAATTCTTTGCCATAGTAATCAATCATCCAGAGTGTATATTGACCTTCAGCGCTCCCTCTAGACATCCCAAATATGTTGCACCCTACGCATTGAGGGTGGACGTTCTCTTCTTCAAGAGCCCAATAGGATGAACTACCTTTGGCAATGTAATGCCCTCCCTGCGCATCTTTCCAATGAAGGTAAGCGTTGCATGACACGCAGTTTACCATTCCATCATCATTGGCCGCTTTCATCCTTACAAGGCGTTGTATGGCCTCTAAGCACTGCGCTCTTAATGTTTTTTTAGCCATGTTTCTTTGCCTTTTCAGGGTAATCAAGTATCGCTGGAAATGGCTCATTAACTTGCCCATTTGTTAAATCAACTAATTTCCTGTTTATAATATCATAAATACTAGAAACTTTGTCTTTTGGGCATTTTCTGGTTGAATCTCCAGTACCAGGGGCAACCGCTTCCTGGACTGAAAGCCACATTTTGGAAACTAAATCCTTAGTCCATTCTACCTCAATGCCTGTTTTAAACATTGGAGAGCTAATGTAACAAGGGATTTCAATTCTGTTTAAACCCTCCGCTACATGGCCAAAGTATTTCCACATTGCAGAATTTTGGTTGTTAGACCTAGTCCTGCCCGTTGCCCAAGAATACGTTACCCATCCACTTGATGCGTGAAGTTCTGCTACTCTAGCCATAAACGTGCCAAGGGATTTGTCGCTGTTTACCGTAACTCGCTCGCCCATTATAATTTCACCTTTAACCATTTGTTTGACAAAATTTCAGAAAGTGTTTCACACCTATTGATCTTGAGTGCTCGCTCTTGATCAGTTTTATTGACTTGTTTTGGCTTAGCAAATGCCCTTTCTTGAGCCGTTCTTAACGTATGACGAGTAACCACCCATTTAGATCCATCTTTTTTATCCAGGTTTTCATTCCTTAACCTGGTTCTTAACGATTCCGTCTGAATGCCTGTTGCAGCGGATAGGCATTTGTAGCTGTAGCGCTCGCCGTTGACAAATCCAAGGTAATTTTCGCCGACATATTTAAACCAATGCCTTTTGCGATCATTAGAAGCATTCTTTTTAGGTTGATAAAAATTAGTGTGTTTCATAATGCCCAGCTCCTGTCGTGTGCGTCTGCGATGATTCCCCGAGATCGGATAGAATCGCTTGCCTTTACTTGTTTTGTTTGCGCTTTAAGCTTGTCTCCGCGCTCCCAGGTTCTTACGCAAGCTTGCCAGTCAGTCACCGGGTTACCACCTTTAGTCTTCCAGCCGCGAGTCGAATAGTAATCAACAAAATGATCGGCATCAATTCCGTTAGCCCTAGAATTACAATACTCCTGAACCTCTTCTTTTGTGGGATGCTTCTTCTTCACCACTGTAGTATTAGTTGTAGTATTAGGTTGTAGTATTAACCTAGAAGATTCGTTCAGGGGGGTGGGGAACATTTGTTCTATAGGGTCATGAACAATCGTTCCAGGGGTAGTGAACACATCTTCACCACCTACTGAAGCCTGGACGCATCTAATGTATCGCCTCTCAACCTGCTTCGTGCCGTCACGATACTTCAACTGAGTCTGAATGTAGCCGCAATCGCTTAACTGGCCAATCCACTTAGTAATTGATCTTGTAGAGCAATCGTATTGTTCGGCAAAATACTCATTAAAAGCCCAGCAGTAACCCTTTTCGTTACACAGTGCAGTAATCTCACCATAAAGAAGTCGAGCCATAGGAGTAACGCGCTTGTCGTACCTAACGCTTGCGGGGATAATTGCATAATACGACTTCTTATTTTCCATAACTTTCACCATAGGCAATAAACTCGCTCAAAGGTATTCCCAGTGCATCACTGATTCTAGATAGGGTTCTAATGTTTGGGTTTGACTGACCGCTCTTCATAAAGGAAAGTTGCTGCGGCCTAAGTTGTGCGGCCCCAGAAAGCTCAGCATTTGTTAAATTGTGTACTGCGCCTGCAACTCGTATAGCCTGCTTAATGTTAAAAACCATGATTATTCCTAGCTGTTAAGTGAAGTGACATCTTACCCTTAGTAACCAAAGATGGCAACATTAACCCTTAATAAGTTTATTTAAATGATTGGTTGCGCATTTGCAGATTATAGCGTAAAGTTCGAGAACTAACTAAAAACGAGGAATCATCATGTACCCAATTGCCACTTTATCGGCCACTTTATCGGCCACACTATAATGCAAAATTTTACTGTATCCGACCTTATGGACTTCAACACTTTCTATGCTCGCATGGCTGAGCTAGACTTTTACGATCACCTACCTGCGCGAGATAATATGCCTGACAGTTATTATTTGGCGTATGGATCTTTGTACAATGAATCTGAAAGGCAATCACACTTAACTGAGATCGAGGAATTATCATGAGCGAAACAAATCCATGGGCAACAGTTCAGGCTGCTTTAAAAGAGCCGTTTAACCCAAAAACTTTAAGCTGGCGCAAACAAGGCGGTGCTGACTTAGCGTACCTTAATGCTAGAGATGTAATGAAACGTCTTGATGATGTGGTTGGTATTGAAAACTGGCAAGATCGTTACGAGGAATGTAGCGGAAGAATTATTTGCTACATCTCTATAAGGGTGGAAGGCGAGTGGGTTACCAAGTCAGATGGGTCTGGCGACACTAAAATTGAAGGCGACAAGGGCGGTATTTCTGGAGCTTTTAAGCGGTCAGCAGTTCGCTGGGGTGTTGGTCGATACTTGTATTACTTGAAAGGCGCCTCTGCAAACAACTTGCCATCTTGGGCGGTGCCAAAATGAATAAATATGTAGCTGAATCAGGCCACTGGTATGATAAAGAGGGCAACCCGGCTTACACTATTATTGGAGCTAACGGGGCTGAACGCAACACAACGCTAAGGGATGCCAGGAAATTAAACTTGGTTCCGTCTGTGACTACTATACTAGGGATTGCAGCCAAGCCAGCGTTAGAAAACTGGAAGATTGATCAAGCAGTATTGGCGGCTACAACTCTTGAGCAACACAATAGCGAAACGCTTGATGAATTTAGAACAAGAATTAAATGGCAATCAAGGCAGGCGGGGAAAAAAGCTGCTGAGCGTGGCACTGAAATCCACGCATTAATTGAAATGGGCTTTAAGGGCAGAAGTAATAATGATGCGTATTGCCATGTGCGTGATTATTTGGAGGTTTTATGTCCTGGCGAGACTTGGCTGGCTGAAGAATCATTTACAAGCCGCTTAGGGTTTGGCGGCAAAATGGATTTGCGTAGTAAGTCTGGTGTTTTTGTGGATTTTAAAACAAAAGAAGGTCTTACAGAAGATTCTGACGGGTCAAAATTAGTGTATGATGAGCATGGCATGCAGTTGTCTGCATATGCTGCTGGCGTAAACTTTCTTAACCCGGAAAGAATTTCGGTATTTATTGACCGAAAAGACCCAACTATAGTTTGCGGGTACGTCTGGCCAGAAGATTCACATGTCCGGCATCTTGCGATGTTTAAACAATTGCTTTCGTACTGGAAGCTAGTAAAAAACTACAATCCTAATGAGGAAGAAAAATGAGCGTATCAATAACAGGTAAATTAAACCGAGCAGCTAACCAATTTCAAGCTGGCGACAGCACAGGCTTTGGCGTTAGATTAGGCGTAAAGTTTTACAACCGCGAAACTAAAGCCCAAGAGTACACTAATTACGAAGCTGTGATATTTGCCAGGGCAGGTAACCAGGCAGAGTTTTATACTGCAATGTTAGATGAAGGGTCTGTAGTTGAGATAAGCGGTTCTGGCTGTCAGATTAAGACTTTCCAGGGAAAGAATGGGCCTATAAATTCTATTGCAATACTTGACGCAAAGTTGGGTTATGTCGGTTCAGGAGCAACGCCACCACGAGCGCCATCACAACCTGAAGCAACTCCGGATATTAGCTTTGACGATGAGCTACCTTTTTAACAATACCAAGCGTCCTCGCGCTTAGTGGCAGGCTTGGCCCACCTGTGGTATGAAACGGGCCACACTTTTAGCGTGCAACGCATATCATATATGGTATAAAAGCTATGATATATAATGATTTCCACTCATAGGTAATATCAATTAAAATCGCGCCTTATTCAAGTAAGGGGTGTAACGTGGTTTGGTATGGTATTACAGTGGTGCTGCTTGGGTTGGCAGCGATAGCAAAAGAAGACCTAAAGAGAGACTCCTAACGGGGTCTTTTTTTTGCCCAACTTTTTGGAATAAGCATATGCATTTAAGTTCTTAGACAGTAACCGTTACCCATGTATAATAGACCCATACTAACCAAGAGCGGGATTTACACCATGACACTAGCAGCCAACGTAACAGCAAAGAAGGGCGACACAATACTTGAGGTATTCCCGAATGGAACTATACGGGAAATTGCAGTTGTTAGCTGGGGTAAGAAACGTGCCACTCTAATCAAGAAGAGTTCTATAGGGACAAGTACCGAGGATTGGGGTAAATACAATGTAGTCCTTAAAAATGGGGAACTCCTAGGCGGGCCAATCGAAAACCGCAATAATGTTTCCTACTACAAAAACATTTAAACTAACCGCCCCTTCGGGGGCAACTAAGGGGAAACATTATGACTAGCAATGAACTTTTAGAAATCCACCTTAACAACAGCGATTTAAATTTATTTGACCTGTCTAAAATCCATAGGTCAAGCATACCAGCAGTCCGTTCTATCCTAGATATGTATTACAAAGACAAGGACTGGAATCCATATCACCTATTGGAGCCAAAGCCTTTTTTGTCAGACATTTTTGAAGATGTAATTGAGCAGGCTCCGCAAGGCTGGGATAATGATTTGATGTCTTTGCCTGATGCGTTAAAAGACTTAACGGTCTATAGCTGGTTTAAAGCTCACCCAACCTGGGTTGATGATTACCTTCCTGAAGCTGTTTTTAGTCAATCTAAAAGCTTGATAGATTGCTTATACACTGATACTCCAGCCTTCAGACCTTTATTAAATGGGTGCAGAAAATGTTATAGCGTAACTCTATCGATTCCCGTAGAAGGTAACGAAGATGTATTTTATTCAAGTTCGGCTCTGGGTGATTTTGAAACTATCTGCACTGATGCCGCTGCTCTTCTTGGCTCTGATCATATTAGCTTTGCAGATATGCTTAAAGAGCTTATCTATCTTAACCTTGAAAATACGTTGCGCGAAAAGCTGTTTTACGCTCAAGGTCTTGAAGAATCTTACGATTATAATTAAGGAGAAGTAGAATGGAAGAATTAACTAGTAATGTCCAGGCAATACCTAATAACGCTATTGGAAGTTTAAACGGCTTATACTATAAAATTGGTCTACATGGGTTTAGTTATTACTGGGACGGTGACTCATGGTTAAGAAGCCAAAAGTCAGCAATTTTAATAGAGGCTGCGCTTGAAAAGTGTCGCCATAAATTCTCTTTAAATAACGGGGTTTAAGCAATGGCAAAGTAAACGCAAAATGAGCGTGTGATAAACTACCTTAGTCAAGGGAACAAAATAACGTCTTTAGATGCCTGGAAGGAGCTTGGCATTATGCGCCTCGCTTCTCGGATATACGACATCAAGCGTCAGGGTGTTGCAGTTCAAAAGGAGCAGATAACGGTTAAAAATAGGTTTGGCGAGAATTGTACTGTTTCACAATGGAGCATGACGCTATGAATGGTAAAGGATCTGCTCCAAGGCCAATCCCAGATAGGGAGACTTACGAGTCAAATTTTGACGCTATATTTGGCAAAAAAAACAACGAGCCAAAAGGCAAAGCTCAAATGATGCGTGACATGCGAGAGCGCAGAAAAAAAGAAGGGCTGTTTGAAATGAGCGTCTGGGTAACTTCCGAGCAAGAAAAGCAGGTGTTGGAGTTGTTGTCAAAATAGGTGGTATACTATTTAAATAAATAAAGAATTGGAGTTGTTATGGCAAGGCACTTAATCATACCAGACACGCAATGCAAGCCTGGTCAGGACTTTGAGCATCTTCGCTGGGCTGGTTTGTATGCGGCAGAAAAGAAACCTGATGTAATTGTTCACATTGGCGACCATTGGGACATGCCAAGCCTTTCAAGCTTTGATGTTGGTAAAAAGCTTTTTGAGGGCAGGCGTTACGTTGACGATGTGAATTCTGGCATTGACGCTATGAGGATTTTCCTGGAGCCCATTATAGAGGAGCGCCAAAGGCTTATTAGGAACAAAGACAAGCGATGGAACCCTCGAATGGTGTTTACTCTTGGTAACCACGAGAACCGTATTGCGCGAGCTATTAACGATGACCCCAAGCTGGAAGGGCTAATAGGATTTCAGGATTTAATGCTTGAGCAGATGGGCTGGGAGGTTTATGGGTTCTTAGAGCCTGTTGTAATAGATGGAATTTGCTACTCACATTACCACTGCTCAGGCGTGATGGGCCGCCCAGTATCATCTGCGCAGCTTATGCTTAACAAGCTACATATGAGTACCTGCATGGGCCATGTTCAGGACAGGCAGATTGCATTTTCCAAGCGAGCAGACGGTAAGCGAATGACTGGTGTGTTTGCCGGTATATACTATACTGAAGATCAAGATTATTTAAACCCTCAGACAAACAATAGCTGGAGGGGTATCTGGATGTTTAACGAAGTAGACAAGCATGGGCAGTTTGACGAGATGCCTATTAGTTTGCCCTACTTAAAATCGGAGTATGAAGGCAAATGAGTGATGCAATAAACCCGGATCATTATAAAACTGGCGATGTTGAGTGCATTGATGCAATTCAGGAGTGCATGTCTAGCGCTGCATTTAAAGGCTACCTAAAGGGAAACTGCATGAAGTACCTTTGGAGGTATGAGACAAAGCATTCTGACAGGCCAGTAGAGGACTTGCAGAAGGCTGAGTGGTACTTATCTAAGCTGTTGCAGAAGGTGGGTGATGAGTGAAATACTTCGTAGCAGGAGGCGCACACCAAATGGGACAAGTAATGGACGTAAGTGTACAATATATGCGCCAAATGGGACAAGTAATGGACGTAAGTGTACATCTGGGAGGATTGACTGATGGCTACAGGACAGACACACGAAGATAACTACGATGCTATCTTTAGTAAGAACAAGCAGAGCTATCAGGCAGAAATACTGCGAAACAGGATGCGTACACCTGATGGAACAATGTTGCACTCAGTTCATCGACACGACTACAGAGAACATCAGGACGCTAACGGTAAAGTGTATATGTTGGATGGTGGTCTTGATTATGTGAGATGTTCTGCCCACGGTGACGAAGAGATGTTTACTCTTATGTCAGACGATAGCCATGAAGTTATTAGGGAAGTAGTAACGTGGGGAACATACGGCAGAGAAGGAGACCAGCTTATTACGCACGTTAAAATTGCTGATATGTATAATGAACATTTGCAAGCCTGTCTCGACACGCAAAAGGACACCATGCGACCAGCCATGTACAAGGTGATGCAGGATGAATTAGCGGCTAGAGATTACTTTTTTGACAGCAAGGGGTAATTATTATGATACTTTATGTTTTAGA